AGTCATATTAGCCTGGTAACCGTAACTGTTATTAATAACTAGGTAGGGGTTCACAACATTGCCGGTTATTGTGAATGAATCAAATTTCCAAACCAATACCGGATTTTCACCCGCCGGATGACTATGGCTTCCCTCACTAACCCCCAGATTAACCTGCTTTTCAACTTTAGGCAGGGCAGCGAATTTGATCACGGCCTTGCCTTCATATCCGGCTAAAATGCTGCCGGTCTGGCCGGTATAGGCTGTAAAACCTGTGGTCTGTTTTACGCCATCCACGCGGACATCTCCCAGCAAATGCGCCGGGTGGCCAAAAACTTCGTAAATATATTCAGTGAGGACTTCCGCCACCTGTGAACCCTTATCATGCGCCGTGGCCACGGTCCCGCCATAGGCACGGGTGCAGGATGTAAATTGATGTGTGGTCTGGCTGTACGTGCCGCGTATTTGTTCATCGTCAATTTGGACGGTAAGAGCACCCGCCGGATAATCGGCAGCGATGGCGGACGCGCTGACATAAAAACTGGTAGCGGATATTGTCAGATCGTCGCGCAGGGTGTCTATTGTCCCTGCTTTAAGCGCCCGGCAAGGAACGTCTTTGAGATCGCCATAACCGATATTTTCCATTTTGCCGATATCGTCGGGATCTGCATCCGGATAAAGGGCGGCGGTGATTATTTTATCTTCGCCTATTTTTCGGTTATATTTTTCAAAGATGCCCCGGATGGTGAGGGTGCAGGTATATTCATCATATTTCGGCTGGCCGTAAATAACGCCTTTGAAGAGCAATTCTTTTTCAGAGTCTTGCAGGGGCGCAAACCATTGATAGAGTAATACTGTCACGTTTTCCGGCGGGTCCGTGGTGGTGAAATTATCGGAAAAACGCGGATTCTGCGAGTTGATAATAGTCAATTGCAGATCGGCAATTTCTATTGTGCCCAGGATGCCGCTGCCGGGAGTTTGAGCAATGCTGGTATCAATAAAACCCCATGTCTTGACCAGGCCGGAATGGACTGCGCCGCCTGTGGGTGTGATATCCCTATCAGACAAATAGACGGGAGCGGCAAAGCCGAAGGTCAAAAGGTTGATAGGCGTGGAGCCATCAGCGCGTTTGTTTTTTTCGACAGTAAAATTATAGGTACCGTCGAGAACAAGTTTTTTAGGTTTTATATTCTGCGACGGCCTTTTTGTGACAGGCCGTCGCAGAGCAACGGGTTGCCGCATTGTTTATCCTTTTATAACTCTTTGAATACTATGCCGAAGGCCCAGTTTGTTAATGTTGTCGGTGCAACGGGTAAAAAGAGGCTAAAGCAACTCGCTATTCCGGGAGGCAGAACTATTTTTTCTTCCGGATTCGGCACCCAAAGCCAGCCGTTAAGAACATTAAAGGCATCCTCCCATATTGTTGTTTTAGCTCCGTTTCCCTCAGCTGAGGCATTTATCCCGCATTTTCCTGCGGCGATTGAACCAGCGACACCGACGATGCCTGAAACCGGATCGGTAACTTTCAACTTTGCCGGGGTTGCAGTTACGACCGTGGGGAAAGCCGCAACCTGCAAGACAAGTTGAACGCGCTGCTGTGCGCTTGTATTGTTGGCGCTTTGCGATACCCACGCGCGAATAATCTCAAATCCTATTGTCGCGCTCGGCATCAAACTAATCAACGCCACGGCCTGATTAGCTAATGTGATTCCTCCCGCAGATAGTACATATTCTCTGGACATATATTTTCCTCCTCAATGAATCCCCAAATTCCAGAAGCGTAGCGCGCTGAAATTTGTTGGGTGAATTGATCCCTTCGCATTTATGCGATAGGGATGTGTCGTTAAATCTCTTCCCTCAAATGGATGGTCCCGGAATATTTAAAGCCGGTGCCATCTTCACCATCCGCCGATAATGGGTTTTCGACGTCGAGTAGCCGCACGGTGTGCGTAACGCCACTTTCGTCGGTCAACGTGAATGTATTTAACGGGCCGATGGCAATGGTTAAAAACCACGCGTCAAAATTGCTGTAATCGGTGGCCGATAATTTTTCAAAAACCAAATTCCATAATTTTTCAGTGATACCCTTATTACAGGCGTACAATTGTCCGCCATCGGAATAATCCACCGGGACGTTAACCTTCGCCGGATCGTAAATGTTGAATTTACGCCCTTTGCTAAAGGTGAATGTATCGGCGTCTTTAGTAAAAATTATGTTGGACATAATGCGTCTCTCGTATCTCGTGAAGCGTGAAACGCGAGATACGCTTCACGAATAACGCTTCACGAATTTAATTTTTTTATTTCCGGTACAATGTAATTACGCACAATCGCCCGCCAGTCTTCCGGACGCTGCGGGGCGTTGGCAGCGGGAATCTGTAAAGTGATCCCGCCGACATTAATTACTGTGCCGCCCACTTTCCCGCTTCGGTTTTGCTCAGCAGGAATCACGGCTTCGCCCTTGTGTAATTGGTAATTGCCCGTGTACGGGACATAATCGGTGCCGCCGGCCATTTTGTCGAGACCCAAATCCAACTTTCCTAAATCCAAAGACGCGTTTGTGTTGGGGCTGCTGCTACCGCCAAAGCCGCTGCTCCAACCGCCGCCGCCCATCGTTGTGGTTAGCACAATGGGCCGCGCAGCCAGCGCGTGGAGTTGCTCAATCCTCGATGTGATTCCGGCCACAACGCCGGAGACCTGATCATCGCCGGTGAGTGTGATGATTTTTTGCATGTTCTGGATCTGCGTGGATATATCGAAGATCAGGGTCTTGAGCTTTTCCATCTCGCCCTGTGTCTTGATTGCTTCGTCCTGTAATACCTGCCCCCATTGCTGATCGGTTTCAATCTGCTTTTGTTTTTCCTCTGCCAACAGGGCCAGAGCATTTTTTTGATTTTGCGTGGCGCGTTCGATGTCCGATAGGGCGTCTTCGGCTACTTTAGCTGCCGAGAGAATTTCCTGCGGCTTGCCGAAAATATTATTCGCGCCCATAACTCCCTGCGCGAATTGCTGCTGCAACGCCGCTACTTTCTGTTTATATTCTTCCAGTGCCTTGATTTCATCCTGCCCCGAAAAATTCAACGCGCTTCCATATTGCGAATTCAGCGCGGATCGTGCGGCTTCATACTGCTGCTGCGCGGATTGTGATTTATCAGTGCCTTTTATCCCGGCAATCAAAGCGGCTGTTGATTTATCAATATCAACACTCTGCTGCCGTAGCATCCTCAATTCTTCCAGATGCTTCTTTTCATCTTCGATATTTTTATCCATCTTGGCTTTGAGCGAATCATAATATGTTTGATATTCGCCCAGGCGGGATTGCAGGTTTTTAATATCGGCTTGCGCGGCCTGGATAGAGAGCGCTGTGCGCTGCCGCGCCAGATCAACGGCGCGGCTGGATACTTCCGCATCTATCTGTTTCATTTTTTCGGCCACGTAGGATAAATCTGATATCTTATCCCTATCGGCTTTTCCTCGCGCTGCGGCCTCCAACTCCATTTCTTTTTTCATGCGCTGGAAATATTCGGCATTGAGTTCTTCACGCTTTTGCAGAGAGTCGCGGGTTATCTCGTATTCATCGCCGCCTACGGCTTTCATCAGGTCAACCATCGCTTTGAGATTGTCTTCCTGCGATTTGAAATAATCTTTATCGAGGGCTTTGAGAGTTTCCAGCTCGGCTTTCCGCCGGGCGACCTCGCCCAGGGAGGACAGATCTATCCCGCCCTTTTTTACTTCCGTGGCTGTTTTGAGCCTAGCCTGATATCTGGCTAACTCCGCTTCTGCTTCTTTGATGCCATAGATTTCCTCATTCCATCTTTTTATCGGGGCTGAACTCATGGTAACTATTGACGCTAAAATTACTGCGTAGGTTGACATGCTTGCTGTTAAATTAGTGAGTGTCCATCCCTCTACCTCCGACATTCCTTTGCCGAAATTTTCTTTAACATCACGAATTTTGGCGTTATATTGTTGTACTCCTTCCGCCGCATTGCTCAACAGAGGCCCTTGTTTGTCTAGTTGCTTATTCATGTTGTCCACGGCGACAGAGAAGAGATCGATGGTGGTTTCTCCTTCGGCCATAGCCTGATTAATCGTGTCCACTTGTTCAGCGGTAACCAGAGCATATCGCTTTAAAGTCTTAGGCATTTTTGTGCTGATCGCATCTACAATATTTTCGTAAGCCTGTCCTACACTTTCGCCAGTTGTTCTGGCCGCAAGTCGCGCCATTTCCGCCATTGCAATTATCTGATCAGTCGTAAAATTAAGCGTCATGGCCTTAACACCTTTCTGCATTAAATCGCTGTCGTCAATAGTTTCATTTGTTGCCCGCTTCATCGCGGCGATAACTTCATCCCCAGATTTGCCTGCCGCCGCAGTTAGTGCCCGGAAGGACGCTTCAGCCTGCGAGGCTTTTGCGCCCTGATCCATGTATTCCATCGCTTTGGAGATGGCCATGTAAGCGGCAGCGGCCTTGACGGTTAATTCCATAAAAGAATCTTTGAGCCCGCCCAATCCACCTGCCGCTGTTTTAGATGAAGACGATACTTTGCCCAGCGCGTCTTCGGAGTTTTTGCCGAATTGCTTCATCACGACGGAGCCGTCGTCTTTGACGGTTAGCTGCACGGTTACTGTATTTTGGTTGGACATAATTCGTCTCTCGTATCTGGTGAAGCGTATCTCGTTTTACGCTTCGCACTCTGGATTCCGGCCTACGCCGGAATGACAATTATTTTTTTTACGCTTCACGCTTCACTCTTAACGCTTCACGATCTACCTATTGCTTCTTCCAAACTACCCAGGTCTTCCCATTCCTGGAGAGTCAAATCATTTCTCCTGAATGGATATCCGGCAATCCGCAGAAGCCGGATATGAAATATTTTTAAAGTATACTCGCAAAACTCACCGGCGCGGACTTTTCCGCATTTGCGTCTGCTGCATGTCCATTCCAGATTGTCGCCGAATTCATTACTGCACTTCTCCTGTTGTTTCTCATCACAAAGGTTCTTCCCCTGGCGGATCGTCTCCAGATCCGCTAGGTAGGGTCCTTCTCTTCATCGTCGTCTTCCGGTTCGCTTTTTGATAAAGCATTTTCAAAGACGTGCATGGCCAGCATGGAGATTACGTCCGGCGCATATTTTTCGACAAGCGCTTTCCAATCAGCGGCGTAGTCCGGTGATCCTGATTTGGAAGAGACAGGTTTGTTTCCCGGTTTAGCAAACTCTCCGTCGGTAATGCCGGTGAGAATTTTGGCTCCGAATTTCATGCGTGTTTCGCCCTGTGTATATTCAACTTTCCGGCCATGACGGGTAACCAGCGAGTTGGCATATTTGATTCTTTCTTCCATCGTCGGCGGGCGATATTCCACTGTTATGCTGCCGCCGGAAATGTTGTCGGAAAAAGTTATTTTGCATGGTTCGTCTGATAATATTCTCATAATGTTTTCCTCGTATCTCGTATTTCGTGAAGCGTATCTCGCAACCAGTCTTCACGTTTAATCTTTATTGATTTCGCACCCCGCTTCACGTTTCACGAGGTGCGCTTCACACACTACGCTGCGTAAGTCGCTTGCAAGTTCTGTACGGTGACGATAGCGGATCCGTAAGTGTCGTCTTCGAGTACCTGCAAATCTCCCGCCTCTGCCAAACGCTTGCCATCCACGGTAATCGGGGCTTTTAACACCGCAACCTTCGGGAATATATATTCCGTCTGGTAATGATAAGTGGCATCATAGAGCGGGCCCACGGCCTTCACATAGACGCCGAATGTATCGTTATCGATGACGTGGCGTTTCATGATGAAATCGCGGAATTCGCGGTCCAGTTTGATTGTTTGCATCCTGCCGCCGCGCATATATCTGCCGCCGTACATGCCGCCCGCGCCGGGCACAAATTGAACTTCGCCGTTATTGTTGAAAATGTGTTCCAGTGATTTTATTTCAGCCGATAGAGAGCGCCCGCCTGCAAATGCTGATCCCGACCATGTGCCGCCGATGTTGAATACGGTCTGCGCGATTTCCAGAGGAGATTCGTTAACGCGGGCAGGGAAGGTCATCCAACCGGCTTCTGCCGGGATATAAAGCACCTTGAAGTTTTTCAACGTGTGAGTACCGCCGGGAGCGGCAATTGTAATAATGGCCGGAGTCGCGCCCGATACTGCAGAGTAAGCAACTTCAGTCCAAACACCCGTCGCCAGTTCTACTTTTATGCTTTGGACATTGGCCAGCCGTAGTGCGGCAGTTGAACCTTCAACTCCCAGCGCTGCCAGAGTTAGTGATGTCGCGTCAATATACGCATTGATTATTTCCGTCACGACGTTGTCGGTATATTTGCCTGTGCCTTTGACGCTGGCCGCGATTTTGACGAAAGAATCGCGGGCAAAAGTTGTCGTCACGGAATCAACAAACATGGAAGCGAAGAGCCTCTTCATTACTACGTTGCCGTAGCGCTGGGCTGCGGTAAAAGAGGGGAGCTCGCGGTTGGCGTCCAGGCCACCGGAAATCGGCGTGATGGTGTGCTTGTAGCCAGCACCAGCCGCTGTCGTGACTATATTGCCCATCGCATAACCCATCAGGAAGGCGATGTTTTGCGGCTGCGCCATATCATGCGCGGCTGGCCAGACAGCTAAATTGCCACGGTCGTAAATCGTATCCGGTTCTTCTTTGCCGTGGGCTTCAGAGTCGTTATTCTGCCGCCGGGGATCAAGATCAATCAGACTGGCCATGTTCCACAACATGGCGGTATCGAGGGTTTGCTCGGTATTTATCTTCGTCTCCCGCAGATTGGCGGAAACCGCGATAACATTGTTTGTCGCCATAAAATTTCGTTCAGACATAATTTTAAAACCTCCTAATGAGCCTGTGGATCCCGAATGGGATCCCAAAGCGAATTATCCTGATCCGCCGCAAGACGGATCAGGGTTTTTATTTGCTTGCCTTTTTCGGTTTTCCTACTGTCTCCGCCGTTTCTTCCGGTTGATCGTCTTTTATTTCCTCGAACTTTGCGGCTTCCTGCGGCGGGATCTCCGCGTAGGTTTCGCCCTGCTTAAAACTCTTTTTTGCCATCGGCCCGTCGATAACGGTAAAGCCCTGGACTCCTTGTTTCAATTTATACTGCATAATATCCTCCTCAATGATAATTTGAATTTCAGAAGCGCAGCGCACTGAAATTCTTAGTTGAATTGATCCCGTTCGCTTCAGCGAATCGGGATAATGACTTCCTTTTACAACACTTGTACGAGCACACCCAACCTGCATTCCGCGTAGTGACACAACACATTGGAAAACATGCGCGGCTCGATGACTTCGATTTGCAGCCCACGGTAATTTTGCAACGGCCCCCAATCAGGATTAATCGTTAAACAAGTACCGTTCAATGTTTCATAATCAGCGAAGGCATCGCCCAGATCCTCCAGATGATCATCAAAAATAATGCCGCTAGCTTTAGCATCCTCCAATCCCATGATCCGGATAAACTTAAAAACGTAGGCCAGTTCCGGGATTCCACCCGTCGAATAACCATTAAGCCTTTTTTCTTTAGTAAACGCGCAGCCGTTGATCCGGCCATCCGCGTCTTTATAAAAGCTTAAAAATTTATTCCAATCCATAGCCAGGCGTTCATAATCGTGCACCACACCGATACCGGGCACGGCGGAAATAATTGTTTTGATCTGCTCGCGGATCTCTGGAAAACTCATGCGCTTACCTCTCTACAAATGTCGTTCGGGATCATTTCCAGGATGCGGACAATTGCTGCTTCGCTTTCCATAAATCCTTTATCAAACATGGCCGCGCCTTTTGTGCCGCGCCTGCTTATTGCCCGTGCGATCAGAAACGCCACGGACTTGGCCTGTTTGCCTTCAATGCCTAGCTTTTTCTCCACCCAGTGCTGAATCGGTGCGATTGGCGGAAAATGCGGCGCTGTGCCCATTTCCAGCGGCTCACCGTATATAGCCGGTGTAGCCAGTATTCCCATAACTGCGAGACCTGCCGTATTCACTTTTTGAAAAATAGTATCGCGCAAATGAATCGGCCCGGCGCCGACCGGCGTTTTTAATTTGACCACGCGCTCCAAAAGCAATAGAGCCTCGGTGATCCGTCTCACCCGCGCGTTTTCCGAAGCTTGCGGATACTTTGCCGTCAGTGCTTTCAATCCATCCAGATTAACAACTGTTTTAACGTCCATAATGAGTCCTAGATTTCCGAAGCGTAGCGCACGGAAATTGTAGAGCGAATTATCCCTAAGCGCAGCGAAGGGGACTTTACCGTTATATTTTGCTCTCTATGTTCCATCAGCGGAACTTCCTCGGATGAGTTAATTGATCAC